GGATTTTTTCTCGTTTAAGGGATCTTTACTTGTAACATTTGAAGCAGTTTTCCCAACTTCGTCTGCTATTTTTTCTTCTATTTTATGCATTATACTTCCTTCTTTTTTATTTTTTATTTTTTAAGCTTCACACTTTTTACCTATCATATATTCTGTTATATTCAAGCTTTCATTATATTCACAACTCATATATAACATATATTATATGTTACAAAAGCTTAAATTTGTCCCAGGATTTAACAAACAAGCCACAGAATCAGGAGCAGAAGGTCAATGGACTGATGGTGATTATGTTAGATTTAGATATGGACTTCCTGAAAAAATAGGGGGATGGAGTCAATTGACTGCTAGTGAACACACTCTACCTGGTGCTGCTAGAGCTTCTCATGTTTTTACGAGTTTAGCAGGGGAGAAATATTCTGTTGTAGGAACGAGTCAAGGTTTATTTTTATTTTATGGAAGTGCCTTTTATGATATTTCCCCACTCGATACAGCTATTACAGGATGTACTTTCACCACAAGTGTGGCCGCCGGAACGACAGTTACCATTAATAAAACATCTCATGGTTTGTTAGAAGGAAGATATATTACATTATCAGGTGTTTCAGTGACAGGCGATTCAACTCTTACATCAGGGATTTTAGAAAAAGCTTATGAGATTTTAACTGTTCCAGATGTCAATTCTTTTACTATTAAAGCATCGACTGCAGAAACTGGAGTAGGAATGACAGCGGCAGGGGCAGCTACTGTTAATCCTTATTATATTGTAGGACCAACCATTCAAATTAAAGGTTATGGATGGGGAACTTATGTATGGGGAGACTCTACATGGGGAACTGAACGTACTATTAGTAGCGTGACTCTGGATCCAGGAAACTGGTCTTTAGATAATTATGGTCAAGTTCTTGTTGCAACTATTTCAGATGGAAAAACTTTTACATGGGACGCCGGGGCAAGTAGTCCTAGAAGCAATAGAGCATCTCAATCAACTACTAATTATGTTACTACTTCTAATCCTACAGCAAGTACGATGACGTTAGTATCTGATCGAGACAGACATTTATTTCATATTGGAACGGAAACTACAATTGGAGATACGTCTACACAAGATAAAATGTTTATAAGATTTTCTAATCAAGAAGATTTAAATTCTTATACCCCTACAGCTATTAATACAGCGGGGACTTTTAGACTTGATGCAGGAAATGAAATTAGAGCAGCAATTGCAGGTAAAGATTATAATTTTATTATTACAGATACAGCGGCGTATGTAGCTCAATATGTTGGACCTCCTTATACATTTAGTATTAGACAAGTAGGAACTAATTGTGGATGTATGGGAATGAGCTCCGCGGTGGCAGCTGATGGAGCCATATATTGGATGTCAAATGCAGGGGGATTTTTTAAATATGATGGTACTGTTAAATCTATTCCTTGTTTAGTAGAAGATTTTGTATTTAATACAGATGGAGATAATTTAGGAATAAATTATGTTGCTAATAAACTTATTTATGCAGGTCATAATAGCTTATATACAGAAGTAAATTGGTTTTATCCCAAAAACGGATCTAATCAAATTGATAGATGTGTAACTTTTAATTATGGAGAAAATGTCTGGACCACAAGTTCTTTAGACAGAACCACATGGAATGATGCACATGTATTTGACACACCTTATGCTACTGACTATGTGGTTACAGGTACACCTGTCTTTCCTACTATATTAGGAATCACAAGTACTTATGGAGCATCAATGTATTATGCTCAAGAAACAGGAACTGATCAAGTAAATAGTACAGGTACTACTTCTATTGATGCTTATATTAGATCTGGAGACTATGACATTACTTCAAAGAAAAGTATGATGGGCCAAGAAACTGGTGTAGCTAATCTTAGCGGAGATGGAGAATATTTTATGTCTGTTAGTAGATTTATACCTGATTTTAAATATTTATCTGGGAATGCTAAAATAACTTTATTTATAAGTAATTATCCAAATGAAACACCTACAGGATCTCCTTTAGGACCCTTTACAGTAACCTCAAGTACTGATAAGATAAATACTAGGGCCAGAGGGAGACTGGTTTCAATTAACATTGCTAATGATGCAGTGGGTGAAACCTGGCGACATGGCACATTAAGATTAGACTCAAGATCGGACGGAAGAAGATAATGGCATACACAACACAATTTGGTTTACCACAAGGAGTAGTAGATTATTTAAATAATCAACTACCTAATATTGATAAGATATTTCCAGACCCACCAGTAGTTGATGATCCAGATCCCGATCCAGATCCAGAAGCAGAAGCAGAAGATAATTTAACTTTGCCCGTATATCCAGAAGATTATGGTGATACGTTTGGAGTAGATCCAGCTAAACTAAGAATGCCAAGTTCTTACACAGAAACCCCTGGATTGCCGGAGGCATATAATCAGTTGTTAGCTGATCGACAATTAACGAAGATGGGTATTAAGAACCCATTTGCTAATGAAGCTAATTTAGGTGAAGCATATTATGGTGATATGTACGATGTAAATCCAGATCCCTATACACAAACATGGAGAGATAAAATTGGAGCAGGAATAAGAAGTCTGGGACATAGCGCAGGTAGATACATGCCTGGTGCGATGATTGGCAACGCCATATCGAATATGCTTCCTCCAAATAAAACAGCACTTTTACAAAAAGAAATGCTTGGACAAGGTTTTGCGTTAGATGATCTTGGAAGAATTGTTAATGTATCACATGGTAAAAGAGCCGATGGAACCTATGGATATATAGATTATGTTACTCCTGGAAATATCATGGCTGGATACCGTCCAACAAGTGTTGATACATTTGATAAGAGAATGGCAAAAATACTCGCAGGGAACGCTACGAAAAAAACGAAAGATAGATATATAACTGCAATAGAAGGAGCTAAAAAATTGTGGTTAGAAGCAAACGAAAAATCAGATATTAGGCTCGATGACATGAACAAAACCGATTACCAAAAACAGGTGGCTAATATTCCTGATTACAATTTTCAAGATCCAGCAGACACTGGTCCAGGGCCTGAAAAGGATGACTGGGGTTCAATGGGCGATGATGGCATGTGGGCCAAAGGCGGCAGAGTTGGATACTCTGAAGGAGGCTTAGCAGCTTTATGGCCAAAATAACAAGTTACATACCTGAACCTAAAGAAGAATACGAAGTAGATAATTTAAGACAGATTATTGCATCTTTAAATACTATGAAACAACAATTAAATTTTTCTTTTCAAGAAGATTTGAAAAATGAACAAGAAGCATTTAATTATTTTTTAACATGACAATTCACTACAAAAATGCTGGTGTAAGTTTAACCACTTCTAACTTAACTACAGTTTTAACAGTTACAACTTCATCTGTAGCTATTGTAAAAAGTGTATATTTTTCTAATACAAGCACAGGATCTATTTTATGTAATTCTTCCTTATATGATTCATCTGCAACATCTAATTATGAATTCTGGAGAGATAGTATGGGGGCATCTACACAGGTAAATGCTGCTCCAGGGGGCTTGAATTTAGAGGCTGGAGATGCTATAAAAGCTCAAGCAGCGACAGCTAGTGAAGTTGAAGTAGTTGTTAATTATGCATTGCTAACAAGACAGAATGAAAACGGATAATATATATAAGATTAATTGTACAACTATAACAACTTATAGAAATACAAAAACTGGTGAAACGTTTAAAGAAAAAAAAGAAGGACCTGATATAGTTACTGATGTAACTGTACATGTATCCCCTAAAGGATTAGACTTAATGCAGAAAGTAATGAATAAACAAAATGACAAACCAAAACCCTAAAGGTGGCACAGAATTACAACTAGACTATCTTAGAAGCTATGTTGGCAAAGACATACTAAATAAAGTAGAAATCTGTACATCTATCCCTGAAAAAATTCCCTTACATCCTACAAAGGTAAATATTCTTTGGCAAAAAAATTCCTATGACCAACCAAATTTATACCCTTGGTTTAAGAATAAAGATAATCATAAAAAATATGATTGGTATGTTTTTAATTCCCATTGGACTTATGAAAAGTATAGACAGTTTTTTGATATTCCTACAAATAAATCTGTAGTTATTAAAAATGGTATAGATAAAATAGATACTGCATTACATTATAAAAAAGGTCAACCAGTAAAAATTATACATCAAAATACTCCCTGGCGGGGTTTATCTGTTCTATTAGGGGCAATGCAATTAATTAAAAATCCTTTAATTACTTTGGATGTTTATTCATCCACTGAAATATATGGTAAAAGTTTTTATGATGCCAATGAGCATAATTATAAATCTTTATACGATCAAGCTAAGTCTTTACCTAATGTAAATTATATTGGGTATAAGTCGAATAAATATATTAAAGAGAATTTAAAAAATTATAATATGTATGTTTACCCTAGTATATTTGAAGAAACTTTCTGTATATCATTATTAGAATGTATGGCAGCAGGTCTATATTGTATTACAACAGATTATGGTGCTTTATATGAAACAGGAGCAGAATTTCCAATGTATATCCCATATGATAAAGATTATAGATCATTAGCAAAAAAATTTGCTTTTGGAATAGAAGCAGCAGTGAATACTTTGCATGAAGAACAAATTCATAATCACTTAGAATGTCAATCAGCTTATGCACGAATTTATTATAGCTGGAATAAAATAGGTGTCTCTTGGAAAAGATTTTTGGAAGGTACAATAAATGCAAAAAAGTAATGGAGCACTCCCTTCAAACAACGAGCCTATTTGGTTTACAAAAAGTTCCGACGCACAGATAACTACCTTTAATGTAGGTGGTATTTCATCTCATAAAATAATGGTGTGTACACCATGTCACAGTGATGTATCAATGCATTACTGTCAAGCAGTTTTAAAATTTCAACAAGATTGTATGCAAAGAAAAATTTTATGTAGTTTTACTTTAATGAAATCTTCATTAGTTACTCAAGGTCGAAATT